TAGAAAATGATATTGCAGATCACAAAGGATCACCAGCAAGAGCAGAAGGTGGTAGAAAAAATCATAAAATGAGCAACAGTGAATATAGCGCTCACTTACAAAGCCCAAGAGGAACAAAAGAACACGGAGCAGGAATGTCAAGATATGGTTCAAGTGATTCTCCAGTAGAACTTACAGCTGAAGGAAAAAGTAAAATAATGGCTAGTGATGCTAATCCTGCTTTTAAAAAAGCTATAGCAAACTCACCAGTAGACAATGTTTCTTACGGAGATAAATCAGGTAAAACTGGTTATTATGGCGGTATGTCAAGATATGAATCTGTTAAACAAGAGAAAAAAAATTTAATGGATGATATGCCAGTAGACAAAAGAGCTGGTATGCCAAGATATAAGTGTAAAAAATAATAAATGGCATTTAAGCTTAAGCCACCGTTTACAAATAATTCACCTATATATGAAAGAGAGCTAGAGGATGGTGTTTTAGGTAAAGGAAACAAAAATGGCACTATATTAGTAGCGCCTAACTTAACTGATGATGCAGAAAAAAGCGTCGTAGAACATGAAGAAATTCATATTGATCAAGTTAAGCGTGGTGATTTAGATTACGATGATAACAATGTATATTGGAAAGGTAAAACTTACCCTCGTTCTAAAATGAAAGAGGGTAATCCTAACTTACCATGGGAAAAAGAAGCTTACAGTAAAACAGATCCATACGATAAATATTAATGAAAAAGAAATTTAAAGATACAACCGTTGGACAACTATTGTTTGGCGCAGCGTCTGTAATCAACCCTACATTAGGTAGCGTATTACAAGGTGTTACTTCACCAAAAGAAGCGCTTGAAGCTATTACAAAAGCCGATGTTTCAATAGATGATAAAATAAAATTACAACAAATAATCTACGAACAACAGAATAAAGAAATAGAAGCTATAACATCAAGATGGGAAGCAGATTCTATGTCTGATTCTTGGATGTCAAAAAATGTGCGTCCATTAGTTTTAGTATGGTGCATTGTTGTATTTTCTTTTGCAGGTATACTAGATAGTATAGAAACATTGCCATTTCACATAAATGAATTATGGAATGATAATTTAAAAAAAGTAATGATGTCTGTAGTTTTAGCATATTTTGGTGGACGAAGTAGTGAAAAAGTAACAAGCATATTCAAAAAGTAAAAGTAAATATTAATAAGTAATAATAATCATAAGTAATAACAATTAAAATTTAATCAAATGAGTAAAGATTCAAAAATTACAGAAAAAGAGTTAGAAACAATCAAAGAACAACAACAAAAAATTCAAACAGTTGTTTATGATTTAGGAGCTTTAGAAGCTAAGAAATTTGAAATTTCTGCAGCATTAAAAGAGTTTAACGAAGCTCTAAACGAAACTAAAAAAGAATTAGAAGAAAAGTACGGGCAAGTTAACATTAACTTACAAGACGGATCTTACGAGGAAATTGTACCTGAAGTAGAAGCTGAAGAAGTAAAGTAAAATGAACTCTATTATAAGGAAGATAAGTATAGGCGCGGACTATAAAAACGAAGCTATGCATTATTCTGTTGGACAATCAGTTTATGGTGGTCACACGATTAATAACATAACTTTAGACGAATCTGATAATTCTTATAATATATACATTAAAAAAAACGACGAGGTTATGCCGTGGAAGAAATTTAATTCTAACATGGCTATCTCTGTTGAATACGATTTAGAGTATTAATGAACAGTGTATATGACTTTATTATATCTCCTAAAAACAAAAGATATAATAATGAGAAAAAAGTTGGTGATAAAACTTTAGTATTAAATACTAACATTGAAGATCACAAACTGGTTAGCAAAGAAGCAACTGTAGTTTCTGTGCCATTAGCGTTTAAAACTATTTTAAAAGTTGGAGATGAAATAATGGTGCACCATAATATATTTAGAAGATGGTATGATGTTCGCGGTGAACAAAGAAACAGTGGTCAATATTTCAAAGAAGATTTATATTTTTGTAAACCAGATCAAATTTATCTATATAAAAAAAATGATAAATGGTTAGCTATTGGTCAAAGGTGTTTTATAAAACCTATAAAAGACATTGACAATTTAACGCTTGATATTGAACAAAAACATATTGGTATATTAAAAATAGGTAATAGTTCATTAGAAGCGCTAGGAATCAACGAGGGAGATCTTGTAGGTTTTAGAGCTAACAGAGAATGGGAGTTTATTGTAGGCGACCAACGCCTTTATTGTATGAAATCAAATGATATTATTATAGAATATGAATACCAAGGAAACGAAAAAGAATATAATCCAAGCTGGGCACGTAGCTGTTGAAGAACTTATTAAAGTTGCTAAAGAAGCTATTGTAGATTCAGATGATGATATATCAGCTGACAGACTTAAAAACGCTGCTGCTACAAAAAAATTAGCTATATTCGATGCTTTTGAAATACTTAATCGTATTGAAGAAGAAAAGAACTTATTAGAAGACAAGCCTAAAGAAGTTAAAAAAGAAACTACGTTTCGTGGTTTTGCTGAAGGAAGATCTAAATAATGTATAAGCAAAATTTATATAAAATATTACCTGATCATATAAAACCTAAAATTCTTAAACGAATGAATAGGTATAAAAAATGGGAGTACGGATATAATATTGACCACGATATGGTTGTTATATCTAAGACTGGACAAATTGGAGAGATTTATGAAATACAAAATCTTAAAATAGCTTTACCTAAACAAAACAATGTTCATAAGTTTGAAAAAGACAAATGGACTAGGTTTGAATATCCTAAAGTATTAAATAAAATAAAAACAGTGTTTGACTGGAGAGAATATCCAGAGGACTTTAAAGAAAAATGGTATGATTACATTGATGAAGAATTTGCTCGTAGAGAAGAAGGTTTTTGGTACTTTAACAAAGGTATCCCTACTTACATTACTGGCACTCATTATATGTACTTGCAGTGGTCCAAGATTGATGTTGGGCAGCCAGATTTTAGAGAGGCCAACCGTCTCTTTTTCATATTCTGGGCCGCATGTGTTGCAGACTCCAGGTGTTACGGTATGTCCTATCTCAAGAACAGACGTTCTGGCTTTTCGTTTATGGCATCCGGAGAGTGCGTTAACATGGCGACCATATCAACCGACGCACGTTTTGGGATTTTGTCCAAATCTGGCGCCGATGCTAAGAAGATGTTTACCGACAAGGTTGTACCAATATCCGTTAATTATCCATTCTTTTTCAAGCCCATCCAGGACGGAATGGACCGTCCAAAGACCGAGCTTGCCTACAGAGTCCCCGCGTCCAAGTTCACACGAAGAAGTATCGTCAAAACCACTGATGAAGCCGGTGAAACCCTCTCGGGTTTGGACACCACAATCGACTGGAAGAACACAGGGGATAACGCCTACGATGGGGAGAAACTCAGGCTCCTCGTCCACGATGAGTCGGGGAAGTGGGAAAGGCCCAACAACATCCTCAACAACTGGCGTGTTACGAAAACCACCCTTAGATTAGGTAGTAGAGTAATAGGTAAGTGTATGATGGGATCAACATCAAATGCTTTAGATAAAGGTGGTAGAAATTTTAAAAAATTATATGATGACTCAGACGTTACAAAAAGAAATGCCAATGGACAAACTCGTTCAGGACTCTATTCTTTGTTCATTCCTATGGAATGGAATTACGAGGGATACATTGATTCTTATGGCCACCCTGTCTTCGAAACACCATCAAAAGAAGTGTATGGACCTCATGGAACACAAATCACAATTGGAGTCATTGAATATTGGGAGAATGAAGTAGAGGGTCTTAAAGATGATCAAGACGGATTAAATGAATTTTATAGACAGTTTCCTCGTACAACTAAACACGCGTTTAGAGATGAATCTAAAATGTCTTTATTTAATTTAACAAAGATATACCAACAAATAGATTTTAACGAAGATGTACAAAACTTTAAACAAGTAACTAAAGGTAGTTTTCAATGGGAAAACGGACAAAAGGATAGTAAAGTAATTTTTATGCCAAACAAAGATGGTAGATTTTTAATTACTTGGGTTCCACCCGTACACCTTCAAAACAAAAGATTTATTAGA